GCCGAGTTGAAGCCTTAAGCTTTTCAAGGAAATCTCTTTCCTTTTCCTCGGTCCAATTCTGTCGAGGGTTCTGAACAGCCTCTTTACCGTATTTAGCAGCAATGGCTTTCTCGATCTTTACAACATAGTTTGGATCTTTCTTGGTCAAAGGTTAATCTCCAGAAGCTTGTAGCACTGCATATACAATCCCCAAAGTAATAGCTGCGCCACCGGCAGCACCGCCGGCGATCCACCAAGGCTTGTTGGACGGCGAACTAGTGTTTATTATTTCTTGAAGCTGTGTGATTTCTAAGTCTTTTTGTGTAACCACAAGCTGGTATTCTTCAGACAATGCATTATATCTAGTGCCTGCTGTCGCCAATCTAAATTGATAATCTGTGGACTGAATATCTAATTGGTATTCGATTTCAAGATCGCACTCAGCCTGTAAGATGTGAGGCATTGCTATAAGTTCTGCCGTGGCTCTTGGGTTAAAAAGCGTACCCCTAAATGGGGCCGGCTGCTGAAAGTCTACGAATGTGAATTGGGGAGTTGAAAGATCTTCGGGCTCATCGGCTAACGCCACTGCAGGGCTTAAGAACACTAAGGTTAATAATATTTTACTCCACATACTCAAACCCAAATTCCTTCTTAATCTGCTCAGCTATTCCTTGCGGGTGATTACTCCACTGCCTCTCAATTTCATCGATTATTGCTTCTCTCTCTTCGCTCAACTCTGCTCGGCTGCGCGCATACTCTTCTTGCAGTTCACCAATCTCGTTTTGATATTCTTCTAGAAGCTGCATTTGCATATCCATTTCATCTTTATGGATCCGTCTTAGCCCTTCAATCTGTGTTTCATAGCTGGAGCGTGAGACTTCCATAGCTTCTTCTAAAGCCTGATAGTCACTTCGCATCTTGTGAAAAAGTGCCGCAGAGAGCAGCACAATAAGAATCAATTTCCAATGCTGAATTATAAATGGCCATGCTTCCTCCGCAAAAGAAGAAAGCACGGCCTTTATAGCCAATAGCTGTGGGGTCATTCTAGCCCCTTGAGTTTCGCGATGCCGTCAATGACGGTTTGACCTCCGATATAGATGCCGGAGATAATAACCCAATCTGATGATTCGAGTCCTGCCCAAAACATTAGACCGGTGGCGGTAAGCCACACCATAAACTTGCGAGAGATCATTTTCTCGGCTAGTCTATCCAGCTTGGCTCCTGTATATTTTACTGCTGTCATCATGTTTACCTCACCCACATCCACCAAGCTGCGATCACGCCGTCAAGCCAAACTAAGGCCAACAACAGATACCAGCTAAGGCGATGATGGCCGTCAACAATTTCGTGCCATACGCCGCGAGCTTGGTCTAGGCCCCATCTGGCCAATCTAGGTACAACTCCCAATACGGTTCCAGCCGCTCTTTTTAACAAGTCCATGCTTTAATCCCTCCTATTGATTCACAAAAGCATAATCTCCATTCTTCTCGATTGTGATTTGTGTATCCACACAATCCTTCAAGCTGTCCAAATGTGAGATCAGAAGTACTGTCTTAAAGTACGTCTTAATTAGTTCCAAGATGCGGATAAAGCCTTCCATATTCTCTTCATCGAGAGCGGTCCCTGGCTCATCGAGGATGAAAAGGTCGCCCTTTGGCAGTGAGGAGACACTGAGGAGAGATAGTCGGATGGCCATGGCGGCTAAAGTTTTTTCTGCGCCTGACCCCATTTCTAATGGGCGGGCTTCATGTTTCGGATGCTTAATGAAAACATTCATCTTCTTGCCATCATCTTCAAAGAAAATCTCAAAATCTACAATGTTCGCTAATACCTTTGCGATTTCCTCATTGATAACTGGAAGCTTCTTCTTGATGATATCGTAGGCAATCCCGCTAGAATGCATACATCGCATGAACAAATCGTATGCAGCATATCGCTTCTGCAGATCCGCCAACTCTTTTTCTGCTTCGCGTAAGTTCTCGATCTTGCTTTCAATAGAACCATGCTCTCTATGCAAATCCATAACTTCCGCATTCACA